GGTAAGTTTTACCATCAGGCCATGTATGTATAGAAACCCAAGGGGCTATACAAAAAGTTTTAGAATCTTTCTCTATTTTAATCATAAAAATATTCTTTTAACTCTGGGCATATTTCATCCATTAGATCTACAGTGCTTTCTTCTCTATACTTATCTAGTATGGTAAATCTTTTATAGTTATCTCTTATTTGTTCGTCAGATGGTTGTTTACTGTACATAAATTTTATTAATGCATCAGTATTTTTTTGATATTCTTTAAAGTTATATTTAGACCATTTTTCAGCTAATATATCTTTTGCTTTCCTAGGTAACATGTACATTGTCATATAGTATGGAAAATGAACTATATTTATCCACTTATTAAAAAGTGGTGTATGTTTGTTTGTATAGTCAAAAAATTCTGGAAGATTAAATGCATTAACCCATGATGTTGTATGGCTATAAGTAAAATTTATTTTAGAAGGGTATTTAATTTTTAAATTATAAAATTTTTGTAAATTATCTTCAACTTCAGACCACACACCTCCTTTACGTAAATATTCATAAGTATTACCTAATCCATCTATACTCAATGCTATTGCTACTGTTTTAAAGTTTTCAAGTAGTTTAATAAGTAATTCTTCATTGTAGATAGTACCGTTGGTAGACATATTTAATACTATATCTTTACTGTGGTTATTTTCTATCATAGAATCCCATACATTTTCCCATACTTTTGAATAAAAAGGTTCCCCACCAACAATTTCGACTCTCTTTACACTTGGTATCCATTCATTCATTTCTTTAAAAAACTTACCTTTTCTGTCTCCTGATTGTCCGTGAGGTAGTTCGTACGGCCATCTATCAATTACTTGTTTTACATCATCAGGTAAATTTAAAAGCTCTTTAGTCCATAAAGTACTATGTGTAGGATCACAGCTTCTACATTTTAAATTACAAGAATTAGATAATATAATTTGATAATCAATTGGATACTCTGGAGTTTTATTATAATCGAAATCGTTTCCTAAAAGTTCATAGTCTTTAGAAATTTTTAAGTAGTTTTGACGTTTACTTTCGTAACCATTTTCTTCGTCCATCCAACAAGTAATACAACCTTTAGGTTTTTCACCATTTAAAAACTGTCTTCTTAAACTTTTCATATGGTTACTATGAAAAATATCTTTTACCGAATCAGTTTGGACATAAAACGGGGATTTATCTTCTTTTATTACATGTTCTTTAGATATACAACATGGTCTTACAGTGCCGTTAGGGTCGTTTGAAAACCCCATCCAAGGAAGTGGACATAGGTAACTCATATAGCTTTATTAAAATAAGGTTTCCACTCAGGTAAGTAATCACCTATGTTTACTTTTCTAGTTTTATCCATAATATTGATAAAGCTATAAAATCTACTTAATTCTTTTTCAGTAAAAGGTTTAAATAGTTCAATTTTCAATCTATCTACTTCATCTTCTCTCATGAATTGAATATTATTTAAAATTTTATACTTCATTTCTTCTGGTATAAGATTTACCATCATGTGGTTTGGGTAATGAACGTAGTTGTGAGCTATAATTAAATCATTATCTAGAGTAAACTTTTTAAATTTATCAATATTAAATACATTTAAAGCACTCACTGTTTGACAAACTTCTAAATTAAACCTATCTCTATACTTTAAAATTTTATCAAATGATTTCATAATTTGATTCCAATCAGAAGGAAATCTAACATAGTAATTTCTTTCTTTTAAATCATCTATTGATAAATGTATTCTTATATTTCTAAAATTTTTCCATATTTCTATAAACTTATCTGGAAATTGAGTACAGTTTAAGCTATAATGTAAATCTATATCTTTACTACTACCATCGTTAATAAATTTTTCTAAAAAATACCCATGTTCTTTTATCAAGGTAGGTTCACCACCGTTGATCCATATCTCTTGTAAATCGTTGCATTTAGAGTATAACTCATCATAAAAATTATAATCTCTATACCATTCAGTTCTGATATCTAATTTAAAATAATCTTTTTCAAATTCAGTTCCTTTAAGCCCATGTAAATCTTGATGCCACCTATTTGATGAAAATGGATTACATGTTGTACATTTTAAATTACATACTGTACCTAATCTTAAC